TGGAGTTGCTCAAAGATCATTTAAGAGAGCATGGACAATCTCAGACGATCAGGAGATTGCATCAGTCAGCTTTGAAGATGGGTTACTGAGTATCAAACTAGGCAAGGTTGTACCCGAACACTATAAGAGAAAAGATTGGTTGTGATTTTCTGACAAATTTTTGTGCCGATTTATACAAAACTGTATCATATTGATACAGTATAATCTATATAATTATGTACTACGGAGATCGCACGAAATGAACTTAACCGTTTCAACTCTAGTTTTGGGATCGGTACTATCTCTTTTTAGTTGGTCATCACTATCGCCGATGTTACCATGATACATCCTGAATAAATACTAGCGAATATCGTCGCCTTTGAGGGGCAACTGGCAAAATCCAGTTGACGCCCCTCTTTTTTTATGGTATCCTAATGGGAGGTAAATTGTAGTCATGTCGATTAAATTAGCTCTTCTGAAGTCAGGAGAAACTGTTATTGCTGATATTGAAGCAAAAGTAGATCATAATGATCAAGTTGTATCTTTAATTTTTAAAAATCCTTTCTGTGTTGAATTAATTACACAGTCTGTTGACTTTGATATTGAAGACGAGTCTAATGAACAAGAATATGCCGTTAGGTTTTGGGATTGGATGCCCATGACAGAAGATACTGATATTAAAGTAAATCCCGATTGGATTGTATCATTTACTAATCCTGTAGAGATGTTAAAGAATTCTTATCTTGAAAAGATGGAAGATCCTGAAGAGGATGAAACAATTGTAGATAATTTCGAGGTATTAAATGGATGATTTAATTCAGGTAATTGTTCTGGTTGACGGAACAATCCTTATTTCAAAAATTAGTCAAGTTGTTTCTGAACTTGGTGAACCAGATTGCCGTTTGATCCGACCACATGTTGTGGACGGTCTTCGACCTTGGTTGGAGAACTTGACTGACCAGACCGATGACATTATGATTTCATCGGATAAGATCTTGACTTTGGTTGATCCCAAAGAAGACCTACTTAATGATTATTTGACTCTCACTAAATGAAGTTCTACACGAGCGTTGTTCTCCTTGGTAATGATATCCTTGTCCGTGGATATGAAAACGGCAAACACTTCACGAAACGTGAACCCTTTCAACCTAGGTTTTTCGTTCCGTCGAAACGAGAAAGTAAATATAAAACCCTTGATGGTCAAGATGTAGAACCCATTCACCCTGGTACTATTCGAGAGTGTCGTGAATTCTTGGACAAGTACAACGATGTGAATGGATTCAAGGTCTATGGGAATGACCGATTCGTCTATCAATACATTGCTCAGAATTATCCTGAGGACGAAATCAAATTTGATATCTCAAAGATCAAAGTTATTACAATCGATATTGAGGTTGCAGCGGAGAGTGGATTCCCCGATGTATTCAACTGCGCTGAAGAACTTCTATTGATTACAGTTCAGGATTATAATACCAAACAGATTACTACCTTTGGATCTCGTCCCGCAAAGGTTGATCAGAAGAATGTCAGATTTGTGTACTGTGATGGTGAGTATGAACTCATCACCAAGTTTATGGACTGGTGGCAGAATAACACGCCAGAGGTCGTCACGGGGTGGAACAACGAACTGTATGACATGCCCTACCTAGTTGGTAGGATTACTCGTTTGATGGGTGAGAAGTACGCCAAACGTCTCTCTCCGTGGAATGTGGTACGTGTCAATGAAGTCACGATCATGGGTCGGAAACAACTCAGTACAGAGATTGCGGGTGTGTCTATTCTGGACTATCTGGACCTGTATAAGAAGTCTCCTGCAACTCCGAACCAAGAGAGTTATCGATTGGACCATATCGCCTTTATGGAGTTGGGTCAGAACAAACTGGATCACTCCGAATATGATACCTTCCGAGAGTTCTATACAAACGATTGGCAGAAGTTCGTTGAATACAACATCGTTGACGTGGAACTGGTTGACCGTCTTGAGGATAAACTGCGTCTGATTGACTTGTGTTTCACCCGTGCGTTTGACGCCAAGGTAAACTTCAATGACATTGCATATCAGGTACGAACCTGGGATGCTATTATCTACAACTATCTTCTCAAGAAGAATATTGTGATTCCGCAGAAGGAACGCAATAGTAAGAGCGAGAAGTACGCTGGTGCGTATGTCAAAGAACCTATTCCTGGTGCATATGAGTGGGTGGTCAACTTTGACCTCAACTCACTGTATCCTCACTTGATCATGCAGTACAACATCTCACCAGAGACTTTGATTGAACAACGTCACCCCAGTGTGACTGTTGACAAAGTTCTGAAGAAAGAACTTACCTTTGAGATGTATAAAGATAGTGCGGTCTGTGCTAATGGTGCAATGTATCGAAAAGATGTCCGTGGGTTCCTACCAGAACTTATGGAGAAGATGTATAGTGAACGTGTTATCTTCAAGAAGAAAATGATCGAGGCGAAGAAAGCCTATGAGAAGACTCCTACCAAAGCATTGGAGAAGGAGATCTCACGTTGCGATAATATTCAGATGGCTAAAAAGATTGCACTGAACTCTGCTTATGGTGCGATTGGTAATGAGTATTTCCGATACTACAAACTTGCAAACGCAGAAGCGATCACCCTATCTGGTCAGGTTTCGATTCAATGGATCGAAGCAAAGATGAATGAATATCTAAACAAAGTCTTGAAATCTGATGGAGTAGATTATGTCATTGCTATTGATACCGATTCCATTTATCTTAATATGGGTCCTTTTGTTGACGCTGTATTCAAAGGGAGAGAGGCGTCTACTGAGGAGATTGTCAATTTCCTTGATAAGGTCAGTCACATGGAACTTGAAAAGTATATTGAAAGTTCTTACGAAGAGTTGGCCGACTACCTCAACGCCTACGAAAACAAAATGGTGATGAAACGTGAGAACATTGCGGAACGTGGAATTTGGACAGGTAAGAAACGTTATATCCTTCGTGTGTGGGACAGTGAGGGTGTTCGTTATGAAAAACCAAAACTAAAAATGATGGGTATTGAGGCAATCAAAACCTCAACCCCTGCACCTTGTCGTCAATACATTAAAGATGCACTTGAGATCATCATGACGAAAGAAGAAGATGATGTCATTGACTTCATCGAAAATGCTCGTAAAGAGTTTAAGAAACTTCGACCAGATGAAATCGCATTCCCCCGTAGTGTATCTGAAATCAAGAAGTGGGAATCTCGGACTGATATGTATAATAAAGGTTGTCCTATTCATGTTCGTGGTGCAATCCTCTATAACCACTACACTAAGAAAGCTGGACTTGATAAGAAGTATGCAGCAATCCAGAGTGGTGAGAAGATTAAGTTCTGTTATTTGAAAACACCCAATACTATTCAAGAGAATGTTTTCTCCTTCATTCAAGAGTTTCCAAAAGAACTGGATCTTGAAAAGTATATCGATTATGATGCACAGTTCAACAAATCCTTTGTAGAACCGATGAAGATCATTCTTAATGCGATTGGTTGGTCTGTTGAAAAGAAAGTAAGTCTGGAATCATTCTTCGCATGAATTTTTTATTTGGACATCCTCTATGGGTTCTTGACAATCTTCTATCGCAAGAGAAAATAGATTCTTTGATGGGGGAAATCTATAAAGATATGGATTATGGTTTTGAAAAACCAGATGTAAACTGTAATTGCAAGACTTCAATTCACAGAGAAGATGATATTGATTATCCTATAGATGAGTTTAAACGAGCATATGAACAATTTAGTTCTGAAATAAATTTAACCTATCATGAATATTATATTTCTTCTCCTTGGTATAATCATTATCATATAGGAACGGGACAAGAACCTCATGTTCATGTTGGATCTAGTCCGAACTATTCTTTGTTTTCCGCTGTTTATTTTGTTCAGGGTTGTGAAGATAAAGAACTGATTTTTATGAATCCATCGCAGAGTCACTTGTACTATGCAAAAATACTTGATCAGTTCGTTAGAGATGATGAAATACAACACTCTTCATTTTTTGGATCTCATTGGTTTAAACCAAAAGATAATCAACTTATAATTTTTCCTTCAACTTTAGAGCACTATGTTCCGTATCAAAAACAATCGGAACCCAGAACAACTATTTCTTTCAATATAAGGACGGGTGATGACTAAATAATCTGTTTGCAAATACAATAAAATCCCTGTATAATTAAACCAACCAACAAAAAAATATGGAACTTCCTATCAACGATAAAGAACTCGCAATCATTGTAAGCGCACTTCGTCTGGGTGGTGACGCAGCTCTTTATCAGAAGATTAATACAATCAAAGAGATTAGAGACGCCAACCCTGGTGGACCTTATAAAAAAATTGCTCGTGAACAATTTGGATTCGTACTATAATGTTTTTTGAAAAAGTAAGTTTGGTAACTGGTGGATTTGATCCAATCCATAGTGGACATATTCAGTATTTTAAGAGAGCTAAAGACTTCTCAGATTATCTTGTAGTTGGTATTAATACTGAAGAGTGGTTGACTAAAAAGAAAGGTCAATACTTTCAATCATGGGTTGAACGTGCAGATATTATTAGACATTTAAATATGGTTGATGCTATTGTTACTGTACCTGATGATGAAGTGGGATCTGCATGTGGAGCAATTGCAAAGTGTTTAGAAATTGCAGAAACTGTGGTATTCTGTAATGGAGGGGATCGCGGTTCTTCTAATACACCAGAACTTGATATGTATGGGAATGATCCTAGAGTTCAATTTGAATTTGGTATTGGAGGTACTGACAAAAAAAATAGTAGTTCTTGGATTCTCCGAGGATACTTTGATCGTCAACGTAAACTATTAGGTATTTGACATGGACTTTCTAAAAGATATTGTAAAAGAGATTGGTGGTGAATACACACAACTCGCTTCAGACATCGATGATCATGAAACTTATGTGGACACGGGTTCGTACATTTTTAATGGACTTGTTTCAGGGTCTATATTTGGTGGT